AATGTATTTGACAGCGTTGCAAGACCTGCAAACTGCTGATGATCGTGGCTCTACTTCAGGCGGGGCTTTGGTTGCGAGGGCGAGAACTTTAGGATAAAGGAAAGATATGTCATCTTTTAGCAATTACACCGAAAACCTGCTGCTGAATTGGTTGCTCACAACCAACTCTGCAACCCGTCCGACAGCTTGGTATGTTGGACTTTTTACCGCTGCACCATCGGACGCAGGTGGCGGTACTGAGGTTTCAGGCAACGGTTATGCGCGTGTGGCTACTGGCACGATCAGCGTGTCTGGTACTGACACCACGGCAACCAACTCTGCTGCAATCGAGTTTGCTGCTGCCTCTGGTGGCAATTGGGGAACAGTTACCCATGCAGCGATCTTTGATGCTTCCACTTCAGGCAATATGCTGGCTTGGGCTGCTTTGACTACATCACGCACCATCAATGATGGCGATGTGTTCCGCATTCCTGCTGGCAGTTTGACAGTCACTCTGACCTAATCATGGCGGCATACGGCTCTGGCTATTATGGCGGGGGCAATTACTCCTACGGGGTAAGCCTCGGGGCTTTTGCCGTATCTTCTGCCAGCACCGTAGCCATAAATGCAAAGCGCGTCTGCATAGGCGCGTTTGCCGTTTCTAGCGCCAGCACAGTTGCTGTTGCAGCCAATGTTGTCAAGTCTGGCGCTTTCTCTGTTTCATCTAGCAGTTCTGTTGCTGTCGCTGGTCAGCGCTTGGCTGACGGTGCTGCTGCCATCTTGTCATCTAGTTCTGTATCTATCGCTGGTCTGCGCTATGCGATAGGTGCAGCAGCAATCAGCGATACAAGCACAGTTGCTATCAATGGCGTGCGTTATGCCATTGGCGCGTTTGCTTCGACTGATGCCAGCACAGTCGTTATCAATGGCATTCGCGTTGCATTGGCAGAGATGTCAATCCTTGACGCAATGACGATGGTTGTTGGTTCGCAGGTGATTGTGAATCAAGCTGTCACGATTGAGGCATCAAGTTCTGTTGTCATTGATGGCGCTAGAGTTCAAACTGGTTCATTTGCATTTGTTGACGATTCAACTGTTGTCATCAACGGTGTCAAAAAATGGGAAAATGAGAGCGATACACCTGAGACATGGACTGCACAGCAAGACACATCTGAGGATTGGACAGCGATAGGTGATTCAAGCATTACATGGACTGACGAGTCAGACACTCCTGAAACTTGGACAGCTATCTCTGCAAATAGTAAATCATGGCAGATCGCCGCAACGAGGTAAAAAATGGCAGATTCAACTACAAGTAACCTATCGCTAACCAAACCAGAGGTCGGTGCTTCAACAGACACATGGGGTGGCAAACTAAACACAGACCTAGACACCATTGATGCGCTTTTCAATGCTGATGGCACAGGCACATCTGTTGGTCTTAATGTCGGTTCTGGCAAGGTTCTGACAGTTGGCGGCATTGCATCATTTGCAGATGGCTCTGCATCTGCTCCAACTATTACCAACACAGGAGACACAAACACAGGTATCTTCTTCCCTGCTGCTGATACTGTTGGCATCACTACTGGTGGAACTGAGAGAGCTAGGGTTGATAGTTCTGGTAACTTAGGCTTAGGTGTTACGCCTAGTGCTTGGACAACATACACAAATGTGTTGCAGACACCCTCTATTTCTCTTGCTACAAACGGCGCAGCTTCTGTCTTGGGTACGAATTGGTACTATGACGGTCAAAACCGTTACAAGACAACTGGCTACGCAACTTTGTATGTAAGCACTTCTGGTCAACATCAGTTTTATACCGCAGCGTCTGGAACGGCTGGAAACATACTATCAAGCCTCACCCAAGCAATGACGCTTGATGCTAGTGGGAATTTGGGTATTGGTACTACAAGTCCAAACTCAAAATTAGAAGTTAAATTTACAAGTAACGATTACGGTTATTTTTCAAACTCCGGAGACTTCAATACAGGCGTTCGCCTTCAAAACACAGGTCGTTCTTATGGAATCTTTGTAGATGGAGGTTCTGGCTCAAGCAACGGACTTCGCTTTTATGACTTTACTGCTGCGGCAGAACGCGCCCGTATCGACTCCAGCGGTAACTTGCTGATTAACGCCACGGCTAGCCCTGCCGGACACAAAGGAATTTACACTTACAACCCAAATAGTGGGTCAAACACCAATCTGTCAAACATTGGAACATCTAGTGGAACTGCTTACCATTGGACATTTTTGATGAATACCACAGAAGTTGGCTCTATTAGAACAACATCGTCAGCAACTACTTATGCAACTTCTTCTGACTATCGCCTGAAAGAAAACATTGCACCGATGACTGGTGCTTTGGCTGTTGTGGCTCAACTAAACCCATGCACATATACATGGAAAGTTGATGGTTCTGCTGGTCAAGGCTTCATTGCTCACGAACTGCAAGCTGTTTTGCCTGATGCAGTTACTGGAGAGAAAGACGCTGTTAATGAAGACGGTTCAATCAGACCTCAAGGCATCGACACCAGCTTCTTGGTTGCAACACTCACGGCTGCTATTCAAGAGTTGAAAGCAGAATTTGACGCTTACAAAGCATCACACCCTTAAGGACTAGACATGACAGCAATCACATGGAAAATCAATAACCTAGAACGCCAAACCTCTGACGGTCTTGTAACAGTAGTGCATTGGGGTGCTTCAGCGGAAGATGGTGACTACACCTCAGGTATCGTGAACACACAAGCCCTAGAACGAGGTGACTCATTCGTGAACTACAACACCCTGACTGAAGAAACAGTCCTTGGTTGGTTGTGGACTAAGGTAGACAAAGAAGCTGTGGAAGCTGCTCTAGAGGCTCAGATTGAGGCTCAAAAAGCGCCCGTGACAGCCAACGGTTTGCCTTGGGGTGAATAATGGCAACAGAACACACAACAGAAACAGTTGCAGCGGTTGCTACTAAGGTAGCGCCACCAGTAACTATTTCACTTGCAACGGTTGCTGGCTATCAGGTCAGCGAATTGGTGTTGTGGGCTACTTTGATCTACACCGTAATAATGATTGGTCACAAGGTGTATCAGATTTACAAAGAAGTAAAGCAGCCGTGATGTGGACCCTATCTCTGCAATGCTTATGCTGTCAAGCGCAATCAAGGGCATACGCTCTTGTTGCGAAATGTTGTCAGAAGGCAAAGCTGAGATACAGCGCATTAAGAAAGGCGTTGAGGACGCTAAAGCAATCGCTAAAGATGTTTCGGGATTCTTTGGATGGCTTGCCAGCATACTTCGAGGCTCAGAGCCAGCTAAAAGAACATCTGAAGCAGCGCCAGAAGCAAAGCCAACAAAGCCAAAGAAGGATGACTATGTTGACCACATTCCAACAGAAGATGAAGTCGTTGACCAGTTCATTCGTCATGTCGGTAACTACTTTAAGGCACAGGCTTATCTCGTTGCTTACAAAGAAGAGCTAGAGCAAAAAGTGTTTAGCGCATCGTACAAGGACAACAACGAAGGTGCGCTAGAACTTATCTCTATCGAGACGAAGCTAACGAAGTGTGGTTCTGAGATGCGGTGGCTGATGAACGAAGCACCACCACAACTAGGACCGCTGTACAGTCGTTATAAAGCGATGTACGAGAAGATTTTGGTTGAGCAGCGTAAGACTAGAGAGAGGGACAGAAAGAACGAGAAGCAAAGAAGGATTGACCAGATCAGGACTGAGAACGACAGAACTGATCGCTGCGTACCGCATTGGGTTACCCTTGGGCTTGTCATCATTTTCTGGTTGTGCATATGGCAAATATCTCAAACTATGACGCAAAGGTCTACTTTTGGGGCATGGTCTTATTCGCAACCGTCAGCTTCATTGCGTTACCAATTACTGCCTTTATCTATTTTGACAACAGAGTTCTCAAGAATGAGATAGCGGCAGAGATAAGAGAATTGAAGAAGCTAAAGCGTGAACTGAAATCAACAGAGAAGGAAGAATGAAATGTTGCCAATCGTTGCTGGAATCGTAGCCAACTTAATTAACAACGGGATGCACAAGGTTGCTGACCAAGTTATTGAAAAAGGCGTGGACGCTGTGCAGGACAAGCTAGGAATTGAACTAAAGCCTGAAGGCGAAGCAACTCCTGAGTACAACGCAAAGCTGCAAGAGGAAGCGAATCGTCATTCTGAGTTCATGGCTGAACTTGACGAGAAGTCTACTCAGCGTGCTACCGATATGTACATGAACGATGACAGCACCAAGCGTTTCACTCAGCTTTATGCGTGGTTCTTGACAGTTGTGTCGTTTCTTTACTTCTTCATGGTGTCCTTCATGCCCATTGAGAACCGTAACAGGGACTTCATCAACATCATCTTGGGATTCTTAATCGGTACTGCCGTGAACTCTTTGATTCGTTTCTTCTACGGTTCTAGCAACAAGTCACAAGAGGCTGTTGACCAAAAGCAAAAAGAACAGGCTGGTGACAAATGATTACCATTGCACAACTGCAAGCAGCCAAGATCAAGAACCCTGAGAAGTGGCTAGACGCTGTTGAGGCTACCTGCCAAGAGTTTGAGATCAACACACCAGAGCGTATTGCGTCATTCTTGGCACAGACTTCTCACGAATCTGGCGGCTATACGATGCTGTCAGAGAACTTGAACTACAAGGCTGCTACTTTGGCGGCTTGCTGGCCTAATCGTTTTGCTGAACTTGGACCTGACAAGAAGCCTAAGAAAGACGAGAAGGGCAAGCTGATTCCTACGGCTGTGGCTAACTCTATTGCTGGCAAGCCAGAGTTAATTGCCAACTTGGTCTATTCGTCTCGTATGGGTAACGGTCCTGCCGAATCTGGCGAGGGCTGGAAATACCGTGGGCGTGGACTCAAACAGCTTACTGGCAAGGACAACTACACTCGTTGTGGCAATGCTTTGGGTGTTGACCTAGTGTCTAACCCTGACTTGCTTTTAGAGCCACTTTATGCCGCAAGGTCGGCTGGCTGGTTTTACAAAGCAAATAACTTATCAGCATTTGCAGATACGGGTGACATCAAGGGCATGACTAAAAAGATCAATGGCGGGTTCATTGGTCTTGAGCAGCGTCAAGCCTTGTATGACGCTTGCATAGCTGTGTGCCGCGCCTAGACTTTTAAGCGAAAATATGGTCTATGGCTACAAACCTCGATCAGCAGCTAGAGACTCCACCAGTACCAGACTTGCCTAACCCGCAAGACAGGTATGAGAGGCTGACGGTAGCCCAGACAAACGAGCGTCTTAGAACTTTCTTTTTGAGGGTTAGAAACGCATTTCAGGCATTGCTTGGACCTCGTGGCGGTAAGTACCTGAACAGCCCTTACGGGGCGTTTCAGGACACGACAGACCAGACTGCCAGCGCCAACACAGCCACCGTGATGACATTCAACACCACCGACTTTGCTAACGGTGTGAGCGTTGTTTCTAACTCTAAACTTACTGTCGCACAGGCTGGAATCTACAACCTGCAATTCAGCGCACAGTTTCAAAACACAGACACCCAACTGCACGATGTGAGCATTTGGCTGCGTAAGGATGCTTCAGGGGCTGGTGTTGATGTTGATGGGTCAACTGGTTTTGTTAGCGTTCCAAACTCACACGGTGGCATTGACGGTCACATCATTGTTGGCTGGAACTACTATGTAACCCTGAACGCCAATGACTTTGTGGAGATTTGGTGGTCAACGCCAAGCACTCTAGTAACAATCCAAGCCTATCCAGCAGGAACATCGCCTACAAGACCGACAACGGCTTCAATCGTTGCCACATTGACATTTGTGTCCAACCTATCAGCATAATCAGACTATGGCACTCATTCCACTCAAAATCCCTGCTGGTGTTTACCGTAACGGCACAGAATACCAATCCAAAGGCAGATACTTCGACTCGAACCTAGTTCGCTGGTTTGAGGGAACTTTGCGTCCTTTGGGCGGGTGGCGTAAGAAGTCATCAAGCCAGATGACAGGCAAATGCCGTGGCTTGATTACTTGGAAGGACAACTCGGCAGGACGCTGGATTGCGGCTGGCACGCACTCTAAGCTGTATGTGATGAACGAAGCAGGAACTCTGAAGGAGATCACGCCATCAAGTTTCACGGCTGGCATTGCTGACGCAGCCACCAAGACAGGTTACGGGTATTCGACTTATGGCTCTTACGCCTTCGGTGTGGCGCGTCCTGACAACGGTTCTGTTACTCCAGCAACGACTTGGACGCTAGACACTTGGGGGCAGTATCTCGTTGCCTGTTCATCTGCTGACGGTCAACTGCTGGAG